ATGAGATACTCAAGGTTGCGGATGCGAGAATCAATGAGCTTGCAACAGAGTGTCAAGTCATTGCCATCGCCATGAAACATGATAGCCGCTGTCTCAAGTTGAGCGTAGTGCATCTGCCATGCCTCATCGTATGAACGCTTGGCTTGCTCTGAGAATGTGTCAAACTGTAGACGCTTGGCGATGTTGTCGAGATACTCGGTAGTTACATCATCCAGCGTAGGTAGCTTGGTTGGTGTAGGTTCAATGTTAGTTAGGTCAATATCAAAAGGCATGTCTAGTTCTCCTTACGCCAAGTGTGGTAGTTCTGGTTGGTCAAAGTAATGCTCACCATGCACTGTATAGTATGCATCGTATGCTTCGTTTATCTTGTTGTTGTAAAGGTCATCGAGTCTGTCTAGTAGAAGTCCATGTCTACCAGCGTTTGTCTCTGTCGATAACTCTTCCATCAACCGACTGTATTCTTTCCACAAGAACTGAATCTGTTCTGCTTCTAAGTTTCTGGTCATATCAAAATGTTCTCTAACCATGTGTCGTTCTCCTTGTCGTAATGGGGTAGATGCTAATCACCTACCCCGATTTGGCTTATTGGATTGTTATGTCGATGACTGATGCAAGATACATTGCACGTTCGGTGTCACCGTCAGCTAATGCTTGCTCAAGTTCCGATGTAACTTGATTCTCGTAGTCTTGGTCAATGTTGCCAAGACGCTGTTCTTCTTGCTGGTCTGTTAGTAATGTTTTGTAATAACCCATGAGTTTCTCCTCTACGTTATAGGGCTAACACATACACACGATTGTGCATGATATAGACGGGGCGACTATGAGTTGCGAAATGTCAAGGATTTGTTTTGTCGAGAGACAGGCTCGATTTGTCAGGACGCAGAGCCGCACCACTGTACGGCGACAGGTTATGCACAGACCGACAAAAGAAATACTTTACATAACGTCAGCTTAGATGGAAGCAACCTACCGGATTGCTTGCATCTTAGCGCAGTGGTTCGTGTTCGAAGAGTCATCATTCCATGATATCATCACAACTCGTGTGTGTGTGTTGTCAATCTTCAGCGTGATGACTCGCAAGCAAATCAGCTAAGACACCTTAGATTTGTCCTACAAATCTTAGGATGTCTCTGATGCCGTCTTGCCACGACCGCCAGAGAGTTAAGGCATGTGCTAACTCACTGTGAGTACCCCTCGATGGGGTACGAAACAGTTGATTTCGACACTCTACTTGAGAGATAAACTGTCGAAATCCACCTATAAAAGATATGTAAGACAATGAGATGCAAAAAGTGAGTTGACAGCCGTAGATGAAGTATACCTATAATACGTCCGTAGCAAATCGGGTCTTGGAAATGACAACAGCAGATAAACAACAGCAAGAGAAGTATAAAGGCTCTATCGTCCCAATGGATGAGATAGAGAAACATGCACCAGTAGCTCAAGCAGGGAATGATAAACTGACTGAGCCGCAAGCTGAATTAGTACACATGATATTGCATAACGGTTGCAACCCAAGTGAAGCAGCTAAAGCATTGGGTAGAAACAAAGCATGGGCTTACACAACCCTGAAAAAACAACATGTTATAGAGTATAGACAACAGTTGGCTATGATGACTTTGGGATGGGACGCAACACAGGCAATGGCAACGATGAGAGAACTGCTGAATAGCAAGTCACAGTATGTAAGACTTGAAGCCGCTAGAGACTTGATGGACAGAGCAGGATTAAGACAGGATGCTGTTAGAACGCCTAGTACTGCGGTGCAGATAAACTTTAACGTGGACTAGGATAGGGGTCCCAATGCTAATTTGGCTTATATAGAGACCCGCCTTGAAAAACTAGCACTGAACCCATAGAAGGTGAATTGCACACGAAATGGACTTCATTAAGTCTGTACTGACAAAAATATTTTTTTAAAGGAGAAGGCGATTATGGGAAGTGAGTCAGGGGGCGGTTCGACTTACGATGACGCACCGATGCAATATGCACAACAGAAGAAGAAGCGTGAACTAGAAGAACGCCGTGTTCAGATGGCTGAAATGGAAGACCAGAAAGGTTACTATGCTCGGAGTAAATCAGGTAATATTATCAGGTCATCTAGTGGTTCGGCAGTAACATCGACTGCTGGAAGGCAAGCAGTAGAGAATGTTAGAGCATTTGCTGAGGGTAGGGCGGCCATGGATATGTCTGGTGAGCAACCTGTAGAAAGAACGGAAGAGGTTACTACCGAAGAAAAACCTCAAGAAACATCTAAGCCAAAGACAGTTTCCAAACCATCTGTAGCAAGCAGAAGAGCTTTGCTTGGTGCTACAAAGGGTGCGAAGCAAAGACTGTTCTATTGATATGAATCTGGATTACAAACCTCCTGGGTCTATAGCCAAGGCATTTATGAAGGATAATTCCTTTGTAAGAGGTATTAGAGGTCCTGTTGGCTCTGGTAAATCCGTGACTTGTTGCATGGAGATAATGCGGAAGGCTGTCAATCAAGCCCCTAATTCTGCTGGGGTACGCAGAACAAGATGGGCAGTCATTCGTAATACCAATCCCCAATTGAAAACCACGACTATTAAGACGTGGCGGGATTGGTTCGGTGACGAAGTTGGCAAGTTTGTGTGGAGTCCTCCCTACACTCATCTTGTCAACTTCTCACTTGGAGATAAGACCACTGTTGAGCTGGAAGTCATCTTTTTAGCATTGGACAAGCAAGAGGACGTAAAAAAGCTGTTGTCCTTGGAATTGACAGGCGTTTGGCTCAATGAAGCTAGAGAGCTTCCAAAATCTATCGTTGATGCGTGTACTATGCGTGTTGGTCGTTTCCCTTCTATGCGTGATGGCGGTCCGAGTTGGTTTGGCGTTATTATGGACACAAATGCTCCTGATGAGACGCATTGGTGGGGTATTATGGCTGGTGAAGTGCCAGCCCCTGAATATATGGCGGCAGATGAGAAGTTATTGCTGGTAAAGCCGGATGATTGGACATTTTTCACTCAAGCCGGTGCTATGAAGGAAAAAAGGGACGAATCAGGCAATCTGACGGGGTATGAGAAGAATAGCAAGGCTGAAAACCTTAGTAACATACAGCCAGACTATTATGACAAGATTATTTTGGGCAAAACCCCACAATGGGTAAAAGTATATGTATTGAACGAATACCAAGCCCTAATGGACGGCAAACCAGTGTATCAGACCTTTAGAAAAGAAACGCATGTCGCCAAGTCCCCTATTGAGCCTATTGATGGTGTAGAGATAATAGTTGGTATCGATTTTGGCAGAACACCCAGCGCAGTGTTTACTCAGCAAGGTTTTGGTGGAAGGTGGACGGTATTCCATGAGGTTATTGGTCAAGATATGGGGGCTGGACGATTTGCCGAAGTCCTTAAAAGGGAAATCGCTAAGAACGATTGGGAAAAGCATAGTTTTAAATTTGTGGGTGACCCTGCTGGTAATCAGATGGCGCAGACTTCTGAGCAAACACCGTTTATGATACTGAGAGCTGCTGGAATAAATGCACATCCAGCACCAAGTAATGATGCGGTTATGAGGGTAGAAGCCGTGGAAGGTGTGCTTAATCGTATGTCTGATGGTTATCCTTGCATGCAAATTAGCCCTAATTGCACTGTTTTAATTGCTGGCTTTGAAGGGGGCTATCAATACAAGCGCACATATAATATGGGCAATGAGAGATACGAAGAAAGACCTTCTAAGAACAGATTCTCGCATATACATGACGCTTTGCAATATGCATTCTTAGGGGGCGGTGAAGGCCGTAGGGTGATATTCGGTGGGAACAAACCCTCATCCCATACCACTGTCGAAAGGTCAGGAAACCCATTTTCGAGACTGAAAGCAAGAAACCGACTATCCAGAAGGGTCGCAGGGCTGTGAAATGGATAATATGCTTTTGCGAAAGCAAGAATATAGGGATGTGGAAACACTTTACCAAGCACAGGGAAGGTTTTAGCCACGTTTTTGCCATTAAATATGACCCTCAATATGAAATATGGACTAAATATGAGTTTAGCACCCAAGGTTTTAGGTTTGAGAACTATACAGACGGGGAAGCAGACCTTTTGTGGGCTAATATGATAAACTATTGGACTTGTTTAGAAGTAGAAGTAAAAAACAAGCCAATTTATATGCCAAGGCTTATGTATTGTGTTTCTTTTATTAAACACATCGTTGGCTTAAACAAGTTTTGGGTTTTAACACCCTATCAACTCTATTGTGAATTGCTTAATAATGGAGCTGTACTCATGTTTGATGAAAAAGGAGACACAGATGGGTAGCATATTTAGCAAACCTAAAATGCCCGGAAAAAGCGAAGAGCAACTTGCCGCTGAGAAAGCTGAAAAAGAGCGTTTAGATAGAGAAGAAGCTGAATCTAAAGCTAGAGCTGAAAGGCAAGATAGGGTAAGAAGACAAAATTTAGCTGGTCAACGTTCACTTCAGGAAGAGAGCATGACTGGCTTTACAGGTTTTAGAAGAAAGCAAAT